GGCCACGTTCGTGCCAAGAGTGCATTATGTACCACGCCCTAGGCGCGTACCACAACTCGTGCCGTCAGAGTGGAAGTTCTACGTGGCGAACAAGTACTCAGTCAGAGTGTTTAGCGTTGACAGCATTACCTACACCAAGCATCATGTTGGTGAGAGAATTATAATGAGATGGAAATGAACAAAATCATATCACGTGTCTTCATGTGTGTAATGTCCATCGCGCTCATATACATCTGTTATAAGATAGGAATAAGCCTTCCTTTCATGGCGTTCAGAATGGATGATTAACAACAACCACCAATATGACAACAAGAGAAATAAACAAAGTCCATAGCGCGCTTATGCGCTCTCACAGCATGTTCTATGCAGATTTGATATGCCGGGCAATACAAGACAACACCATTGACGAAGAAACGTTTGTTAATGGCATTGAGGAGATATACTTGGCATACGAGGAAGATAAAGATGAGTACGTCCCGGAAAGGTGGGAGTACGTGTAGAACTTAATTTTAGAATTAATTTTAAATCAGTTATAATGAATATTATTCAGAAAGTGTCATTTGACGGCAAAAACATTAATGACGTGTTCCGACTTCCTTGCGTAAAATCTGTTGAAAAGGGAGAAAATGGTAGACCATACCTAAACCTGTTCCCACACTATACGGAGGGCAGATTGACTGCCAAAATTGGTGATGCCCTTGTTCAATATGAAAGTGGAATGTGGCAGGTGTTTGGTAAGGCTGCACTAGAACGAAAGGACAAATAGAATCTGCCCTCACCTTATTTTACTTGGGTTGTAGATATTATCTTTATCTCTACAACCCAAGTAACGTTTAATGATATTCGATTTGCCAAGTTAACATAATTTTTTAAGCCATTATGCTCCCCACTCCAAGCAGGATATACGTTGGCGACACCCCAAAGTCTCGAACAAGAAAAGACACGTATTCCACTTTTAACACTCTTCGCTCAGGTTCTTTGCGTAACGTGCAAAGATTCCAATAATTGATATTATACCTTTGAGCAAAGGTATTCAATCCACGCAGCTTTCTCTGTACTATGAGTACGTCTATTGCATGGAAGAACCTTTTCGTTATGGCTGTCCCTTCAGAAGATACGTTAAGCATTATCTTATATTTTATCCTCGCCTAGCAATTGCATCAACATTACCACGAGCTTGTTTTTTATTTCCTGCATCACGTCAATCTGAGTCTGCTGACGGTCTATCTGATGCTGTAATTTCGATATTATTGAACGTTGGCTTTTTATTATATCGATGGCTTTTATATGATTTGACCTGAAATAGTCTTCCATATCCTCGCTCGTTGTGTAGTTGTTTATGGTAGGGTTCTCGCCAGATATTTGCGTGCTGTTTCCCCTTATTGAGTTCGCATTTAGCCCTTCTCTTGAATTTAGTTTGTTCTTTTCCATATCTTTACATTAAGCTGTTTCCATATTCTTTTGTGACACATCCGATAACTAGGTCTATGTGTCGTATTGATGACTTCGGAATTTTGATAGGTGAATGGACCAAAGTGCCGTCTGGATAAGTTTCGGTGTTTGAGCTGTAAGCTAAGACATATTCGTCCCCTCCGTCTTGGAGTCGCTTAGTTATTCTGAACTCGGTTGTTTCTATACAATAGTTTCTCCCCCATATCAGAAGATTTGTGTCGTGTACTCGTTTTAACGCAAGTATTGAACCGCTAGGGTATTCGACCATGCTGTCCCCGTAATGCCGTATGGCAGATGTTGCGTCATTAAACCAGTCCCCAGTGTCTATGTATTCCGGGTGACCATTGTAGTCAATGTTTGCCACCATAGAACTTGTGCCTCCAACCGTGGCCACATCGTCATAAAACGGGATTTTGTTGCGCCGGTCTGCAATCCCTGTATTCATAACAGTTGCATTCCCATGTATTGCGTTGGCAGAATTAGCCCCAGAAGAATTGATTGAATTCCTATCCCTATTAAGCATCTCTCCACGCCCCTTGAACAACCAATCCATGTTAAGTTCAGGATACCGCGAAGAAATAAGGTTTTTAGAACTATTCCTCATCCTAGCGTTAGTGTTCGCGACAAAAGCGTTCCCTACACCGATATTTTGCTCGAACTGAGAAACGCTAATGTCAAGATAGTCAATGAATTTGTTTAATCGTTCTTGTACCTCGTTCATTTCCTTAAAAAAAACTAAACGGCAAGATAATAATTAGATTAACATTAGATTAATCTAGCGTTTTTTACTATCTTTGCACTATGATAATTAATATAACAGTACAAAGTTATAAAAAGTAATTGGTTATAACAAGAATATGAAAGGAGAACAAAGAAAAATGACCCTTAGGGGTTATTACGAAAGTCTTCCGGACGCAACTTGTCCGAAGACAGATTTCATTAACGAAATCGCGTCAAAAACGGGCGTAACATCGTCCACTGTTAGAAACTGGATTTTCTACGGCATGAAGCCTGCCAATGAAAATCATATTGGTGTTCTTGTTGAAATAACGGGAATACCAGCGGATAAGCTATGGGCAGAGTATTAGAATTTTATGTTATTGAAGATGAGCTTTGGTGTAAGTCTGATGATGGCAAAAACCAAATCGTTGATGAAAACCAGACAGAACTCATCAAGAATATCCTAAGTGAAATAAGGGAATGTTACCCTAGTGCTTACGGTGCTCTCGCCAAAGAGTATGAGAGAAGTGCATTGAATATCTCCTATTACAGATTTTTAATCGTTAGGAGATTTTGTAAATGCAACTTCGGCAAGTTGGATGGTACAAGAGCCGATATAGACGCTCGCGGTAGATTTAACTTTGAAAAAGTTGAGTGTCCTCTAAGAGGAGAGTGCAGATACGAGGGTGTTGTCTGCTCTCCTAAGTTCAACACTAAGCTATCAGATGCAGAATTAAGGGTGATGAAGCTCATCTATCAGGGAGCGAGCAAGGATGAAATAGCAGAACAGCTTTATATTTCGCCTTACACTGTTAAGAACCATATCAAGTCTGTGTACTTGAAATTGGGCATACACGAAAAAGCAGAGTTTATTCAATACGCGAATAATCATAATTTGTTTAATTAAACACACTAAGAGCAATGTCAATGTTTAAGAAGCCTTCGGAGTTGGCTATAAACTCCACGATTAAGGTGCTTATCTATGGAGCGCCAGGTATGGGAAAGTCCACACTCGGATTATCCGCACCAAGTCCCGTCTTGTTGGACTTTGATGGTGGCGTACAACGTGTAAATGGAGCATTCCAAGTCCCCACCTTGCAGGTAGAGAAATGGGATGACGTTATCGCTGCTCTCAATGAAGATTTGTCAGAGTATAAGACAATCGTCATTGATACAGCAGGTAAGGCGTTGGACTTCATGTCAGCCTACATCATCAAGAATGAGCCAAAGTTGGCAAAGCGTGACGGCAGTCTTTCGCTTCAAGGTTTTGGAGCAAGAAAGACGATGTTTATCAATTTCTTGAAACAGGTCAGTATGATGGGCAAGAATCTTGTATTTATCGCTCACGAACGTGAGGATAAGGACGGAGAACAAAAGATTGTCCGTCCAGAAATGGGTGGTAGTTCTGTCGGTGACCTTATCAAGGAATTGGATTTGGTAGGTTATATGCAAGCCTATGGAGAGAAACGCTACGTCTATTGGGGCGTGAACGAAAAGGCGTACACTAAGAACACCTGTAATCTCCCGAATGCACAGGAAGTTCCTACCATCATCAACGAACAAGGTGCTGTAACTGGTGAGAACAGGTTCCTATCTAACATCTTCGACAGCTACCACAGCTATTTGAAGAGCGAAAGGGAGGTTCGCAAGGAATACGACGCATTACTTGAATCTGCCAAGGAAGAAGTCGAATCCATTGTTGATGCTGGCACTGCAAACGATTTTTGCAAGTCATTTGCAGAGTCTAAGCAGATTTGGGACAGCAAGCTGAAAATAGGATTACTCGTCAAGTCAAAATGCGACAAGTTGGGCTTGAAGTTTGACAAAAAAACTAAGAAATATGCCTAAGTACAGATTTTATGCCACCCTGCTTGATAAGTTCCAAAGTTTTTTGGATACTCAGGTAGAGGACTACTTCTATCAAGATGAAGATGGTAAATGGCATAAGAACTACTCTGAAACAGAAGATACGCTCCACTTCTCACAGGAAGAAGTGGATGCGCTTCTGAAACAAGAGTTGTTAGATGCCATCAACCGAGTTCCGCATGAGCCATCAGAGGCCGCATCGAAAGGCACGGCTTTGAACGAGATCGTTGATTGCCTTATTCATAATCGCAAGAGTGAGAATGATAGTGTTACCATTAGGGTCATAAAGAGTGGAAGGGGCTTGTTTAGCACTATGAATGCGACAAGTATACGCCTTGCCAACAAACAAGACGGCATAGTCCCTATGATTTCATGTCGTGATTTGCCACATTGTGAAGAGTTATGTCGAAAGTCTGTATCTACGTTCATTTATGCAAGTGTAGATCGCTTTGAGTTCCTATTCGATATACCTTTCTGCAGATCCATTGCTGAGTATTTCAAAGGTTCGTTAAGCCAAGTGTTCACATCTGCTAATATCGAGACCAAGTACGGCGAAGTTGAGTTATACGGATATATAGACGAGTTGAGAGAGAACAAGGTTTTCGACTTGAAAACTACCTCTCGTTACGAGTTCGGTAAGTATGCTAAGTATTGGCAGCGGCACATCTACCCTTACACGCTCATTGAAAGCGGTATGTGTACAGAGATTAACTCTTTTGAATTTACTGCATACGTTTTGAAGGGCGGCACAAGTCGCACACCTCTCATCACCGGCGTTCAGTACCCAGAGGTATATCAGTACGACCACGAACAAAGCAAAGTCTTACTGAAAGACATTTGTGAGAGATTTATAGAATTCCTTGAAGACAACAGGGGCTCAATCACTAATAAAAAGATTTTCAACGAAGAATAATTATGGCAAATCAGATTAGCGGTAAAGTTTTGATTATAGAGAGTGCTGTTACCATTCCTACACGGAGTGGTAGCACATTCACCAAACGTCAGGTTGTCCTTGATGCGAGCCACTACGACCCGATGACAGGGCAAAAGTTTGAGAATTATCCAGCGTTTGACTTTATAGGCAATAGGGTTAACGACTTGGATGGTTTCAAGGAGGGAGATTTAGTGACAATTTCCTTTGCACTGAATGGAAGACCGTTTGAAAAGGATGGCAAGACTATCTACATCACCTCTGTAACAGGGTATAAGATAGAGCCTTACCAACGCCAAAACAACGGGTATAAGCCGTCAAATTCCGCGCACCCTACAACCACACCACCTACGAACCCACAGGCCCAACCACAGGCTCAAAATATGTCACAACAGGTTTCTCAACCATTTCCACCAACTGTTGACGAGAACGGCAGGCCTAACAATGAGGACGATTTGCCCTTCTAGCATATGGCTCTATACAATCTCTCCAATGAATATGATGTTGAACGCTTTAAAGAGAAGTGTAACGACATGGTTCGCAAGAAAGCTTATGTCGAATTGAAAAATAAGCTCACTACTCGCTCGTTGGCACAGAACTCATATTGTCATGTGTTGTTGGGCTATTTCGGTTCAGAATTTGGCTTACCAATAGAGCAAGTTAAGTATGACTTCTTTAAGAAGAAATGTAACAAGGATATATTCGAGAGAACGAGGACCAATAAGAGGGGACAGCAAGTAACCTATATAAGAAGTACCACCGAACTTGACAAAGGGGAAATGACAATTGCAATCGAAAGGTTTCGCAATTGGTCAAGTTCTGAATGTGGCTTATACTTGCCAAGTCCTCATGAATCAGAAATGCTGTTTTATGCACAGCAACAGATTGAAAGTAATAAAGAATTTTTATAAATATGTAGCAATGAAGAAAATTAATGAAATGACCGAGCAGGAAATTCTTGCTCTAAGTGAACAAGACATACAGAACATGATTAAGTTCCGTATGATGGAAGAAGGCATCAAGATAATAGACAAGCCCAAGAAGCCAGAGTTGTTTGAAATTGAACCAGCCGACAAAAAGGTTTACACCATTCCTATCCTGAACGGCTATGCCTTTACGGACTTCGCGGAAGCGCAAAGGGTTTCAGAAGCGTTGCAAGGCGCAAAGTCTTTTAAGAAAGTAGACTATGACTGGAATAAACTTGGAGGCGACTATAAGTATTTGGAAAAGAGAGACAGGTACGTTTATGGTTATCCGAATGATTTTGGAGTGAACGAGGAATTTGTCTATTCAAATGAGCTGTATGCAAACATCGTTGACTTCGCCGCCAAAAACAAGGCTATGACCAAGCAGGTGGAAGTGGATATGAAAGCGTACAACGATGCTTACGCCGCTGCTTCCGACATTACGCTCGAAATCCGAGGACGGGTAGCAGAAGTCATGGAAAAGGCTGCAAGGCTTGAACGGCTCACGCAGAAGTTCGCAGATGACTACTATCCTCTCTCCGACAATAACGAGGACATAGCTATCAAGTTCATGGAAAAGGCGTATTCCCTTACTGAAGACGAAAAGAAACACATTCTCGAGAATTACAATAAATAAAATCATCTTTTATGTTAGCAGATTTAATGAATTACAGACCTGAAAAGGTTGACTTTGTTTTGGACGACAAAGTAAAAGAAATGTTCAATGAAGTAATGGTACTCTGTAAAGGAGCTAAATCCTCAAAAGAACCGTTAAAGGTTTTCAAGGAGAAGTTCAATTGTTTGTTCCCAGAGGGCGAGTTGGCAACTCGTAAATACGATACTCACGAAATCTCTATGATTCGTGAAGAGTATTGCCTGAAAGAGGAGAACGACGTTCCAAAGCGCAAGCAGGAACTCGCCGAAACACTCGAAGCAATCAAGGCGATGAAGAAACAGGCAGAGGATGCCTACAACTCTATCTTGCTTGAGATTGCAGATTTGGCTGCACGAGTAAAAGAGGGTACTACTGATTTCAAACTCTCATCAACCGAGACGGTCCGCATCGCTCTCAATGGCTACTTCCTGTTCTACTCGTGGGTTGACGGAGAAATGCAGCTTGTCAAGGCACAGAAAATTCCTGAATGGGATAAACAGGGAATTTGGAGTCAAGAGGACGTAAATCGTGAAGCTATTAAAGAAGTCTTTGGAGTAGAATTTCCAGAGGTCGAAAAACCAATAGACCTCGATGGTAACGAAACAACTTCTGATAACGACGACTTGCCATTTGGTGACGATGACGAAGAAGATGAATAACTATTGAATAACTGAACTGTGCTATTAATTTGTAGCACAGTTCATAAAGTAGCAATGAAATCATGGAAGAATGGAGAGACATTAAAGGATATGAAGGTATATTTCAGATAAGTAGCTTTGGAAGAGTAAAAAGTCTTCCGAGAAAAATTTGGAACGGGAAAGGGTATTTTACATCAAAAGAAAAAATTTTGAGATTAAATCATAATCCGAATGGATATGCTACCATTCAATTATGGGTATGTAATAAGTTTGTTGAGAAAACGATTCATAGACTTGTTGCAGAAGCATTCATTCCTAATCCTGCAAATTTACCTGTTATCAATCACAAGAATGAAATCAAAAATGATAACAGAGTAGAAAATTTAGAGTGGTGCACAGTGAAATATAATGTCAACTATGGAACAGCTAAGGAGCGAATGACTAAGAAACGTTCCAAACCTGTAATAGGCGTTTCTTTGAAAAATCCAAGCTGCATAAGGTTTGTTTCCGCTGCGGAAGCTGGAAGAAATGGATTTTGTGCGAGCCATGTTATAGAGTGTTGCAACAATAAAAGAAAAACGCATAAAGGTTATATTTGGAATTGGCAATGATGCATTTTGTACTTCGAGATTATCAGAAACAAGCATCAGACGCATCAGTCAAGGCTTTTCAAAGCAAGAAGAAAACTAATGGGCTGATTATAGTTTCCACCGGCGGAGGCAAATCGCTGATCATCGCAGACATAGCGTCAAGGCTTGATTCTCCATTATTAGTGTTTCAACCAAGCAAGGAAATTTTACAACAAAATTTTGCAAAGTTGCAAAGCTATGGAATACTTGATTGTGGTTGCTATTCTGCATCTGTCGGATGTAAGGATATTAATAGGATAACCTTTGCAACCATTGGGAGCGTGATGAACCACATGAATGATTTCAAACATTTCAAGTATGTGCTTATAGATGAAGCTCACGTAGTCAACAGCAAGGGTGGAATGTATGAAAAATTTATCAATTCACAAGACAGACAGGTAATAGGGCTTACTGCAACTCCTTACAGATTGAGTTCGTACATGGGCGGATCCATGTTGAAGTTCCTTACCCGTACACGACCACGAATTTTTAATGAGGTTTTATATGTCTGTCAAACATCAGATTTACTCGCAAAAGGCTATTTGGCTGTCTTAAAGTATTATGACTTAACTGCAATCAACATTGAGAATGTCAGGAGCAACTCAACTGGTGCTGATTATGATGAAAAATCCCTAAGGATGGAATACGAAAGAAGTGGTTTTTTCGACAAGCTTACCGCAACAACCTTACGGGTGCTAAATCCAAAGAATGGAGTGCCACGTAAAGGAGTGTTGGTGTTCACCCGATTTGTTGAAGAGGCTGAACACCTTGTTGAGAAATTAAGGATAAAAGGAATATCCGCTGCCATTGTTACAGGTACAACTCCGAAAGTAGAACGAGAGAAACTTCTTAATGATTTCAAAAGTGGTAAGATAAAGGTTGTTGCAAATGTTGGTGTCTTAGTGGTTGGATTTGATTTCCCTGCATTAGATACAGTTATACTTGCACGACCCACAAAGTCCTTAGCATGGTATTATCAGGCAGTAGGAAGATGTATCCGACCTTTCAAAGGTAAAGACGGTTGGGTAATAGACCTGGCTGGCAATTACAAGCGTTTCGGAGAGGTTTCTGATTTGAAGATAGACGTAGAGAAACCTAGTTCTCAGCTTTGGTGCGTAAAAAGCAAAGGTAAGATTTTAACCAACAGGATGTTCTGATGTTACAAGAGTTCAAGACAGAATTGTACCCTAGGAAACTGTGGGTGGCAACAAGTTGGGGAGAAGTGAAAGACAAGTTCACCACTTATGGGGAGTACAAGTTCGCTGATTCTGAAAATGCGTTTGCAACCACATATCCACAAGTGATGCGTAAGCAAGGCGGCAAGTATGGCGTGTTGATAGTATTCAACGATTGCTGCGGACTCGGTGGTAGCCAGTTAGTTGGTAATATCGCCCACGAGAGCCTGCACGCAGCAAATGCAATTTTCAATGACTTGGGTATTGAGTACGGATTGACAAACGATGAGCACGCGGCCTACCTAATCGGATGGATCGCAAAATGCTGCTGGAAGGTATTACAGAAAGAAATATATAGCTATTAGAAAAATATGATTATGACATTAAACGATTATCAGAAGGCCGCACTGGAAACGGCCGTGTACCCGAAAGAGTACGAGATTATCTATCCTGCACTTGGAATTACGGAAGAGGCAGGAGAGTGTAGCGGTAAAGTGAAGAAAATCATCCGTGACAACGATGGTGTTTTCACTGATGAGAAGAAATTGGAACTCGCAAAAGAGATTGGCGATGTTCTTTGGTATTGTGCTACATTGGCGCATGATATAGGCTACTCGCTGGAAGATGTGGGTAAAATGAACGTTGATAAACTTCGTTCACGCAAACAACGTAATAAACTTAACGGAAGTGGGGATAACAGATGAAGTACAGGTGTTATATATCAGGACCCATCAGTGGTAGGGACTTAGAAGAGAGAAAGCAAGCGTTCAAGGCCGCACAAAACATGCTTGGAAAAGCAGGATTTGAAGTTGTCAATCCTATGGAGAACGGATTGCCCGATGATGCGGCCACAGCCCAGCACATGAGACGTGACATCCAAATGCTCACGGAATGCAACATTATCTTCATGATGGACGGGTGGAATCACTCACAGGGTTGCTACACCGAATTCATGGTTGCAACTGCAATTGGATGTGGCGTTATTTTCGAGTCAAAGATGAGCGAAGTGGTGATTGGCGATTTAAAGCGATTTAAGACCCTATTTAAGTGATGAACAAATATTACCTCAAAAGAAAGCCGAAAGTCTCCCATAGCGAAGAAAAAACGGCAAAAACGAAATCTAAGAGAAGAAAACCCAACCTTACTAAAAAGCTGGATAAGGTTTTCTCTGCATACGTACGCTTGCGTGACACGATGCCGAGTGGGTACTTTTCTTGCATTTCTTGTGGCCAGATAAAGCCATTTGAACAAGGCGATTGTGGCCATTACGTCAATCGTCAGCACATGAGCCTGAGGTTCAGCGAAATGAACTGCAATATGCAATGCCGCAAGTGCAACCGCTTTGATGAGGGCAACATCATGGGTTATCGTCAAGGTCTTGTAAAGAAGTACGGCGAGCAACGTGTAGTGTTGCTTGAAGCGCAAAAACATGAAACAAGACACTGGTCAGACTTTGAGCTTGAAACTATGATTAAGCACTATACCGCAGAGGTTAAAAGGCTTAGTTCTCTAAAAGGTATAAAGGTTAATATTTAAAAAACGTTATTAACAGGAATTTTATTTAGTTTAATACGAGATTAATCTAAATATATTCATTATCTTTACACCAGTTTAAACAATTGTTGGAATTGGGATAGAGGGAGGTTGCAGCCCCTCGAAAAGGGTTGTTATCCGTTCCCCCTGCCCTCTTCCTTTTTTACTCTCTGAATGGATTTATATTAATTACGGATATGGCACAAAATGATAAGATTTATATCAGCAGAAGGTTAATCAGTGAAAAATGGTGTTCAAAACCGAAATACCTGTCAACCCTGATAGACATCGCTTTTGACACATTTCCAACAGGACACGTCATTTTAAGGGATTTGAAGTTCAGGCCAAAGAAATACCTTGAAAGTGTTGACGCGCGTGAGAGGAGACAATCTATTAGCTGGCTTATTAGGAATAACTTTCTTACAGCTGAAAAGCTACCCCCTCCTTATAGGGGGGTATATCGCGTGTCCTTATCAGAATTTGCCCTACAATTCATCAAGGTAAAGGAGGGCTGATTATGGATTTTAATGGTGGGAAAATATTTTTCTGTAGAAAGATAAGGGAGCATTGGCTTTGGAGGGATGCGACCAAATTTCAATGGTGGGTAGACCTTGTGATGAGCGCAAACTACAAGGACACGAAGAGTGTCGCAAGGGGTAAATTATTCGTGTTGAAAAGGGGGCAATTGGAGGCTTCTACGGAGTTCTTGGCCAAGCGTTGGGGGGCCAGTAGGCCAACAATTATAGGGTTCTTAAGGCTCTTAGAGGATGATGACATGATAAAACGCGAAATCCTTTACGGCTCAAAATCTATTATAACTATCTGTAAATATGATAGTTACCAAACACAAG